CATATAGGCTATTTGATCGCCTAACCCTTGTTCGCCGTACACTAAAACGCTAGCGTCTTTCTCGCCTTTCCATTCAGGCAGGCCATAATCTTGCAACTCGCGTTGCGTGGTTGTGCCTAACTGTGATCTGTATAACTTCCACCCTGTCTCCCAATCACGTTCATGCAATGCAGCAAACGCAAGTGAAGTTTTAGGTTGGTGGTGATCTTCTAACTCTAGCGATAAATTGGCGTAATGCTTGGTCTTTTTAAAGTTATAACCCTGAACATACGCGCTAGCTAATTGTCGATACACAATGGCTTTATTACTATCCGGCTCGTTCTCAGGCATTAAATCAAGCGCCTGGTGTAAGGTTTTACACGCTTCACTGGCTTCTTGTAATACCGCTTGAACAGAACCAAGCAACAACAAATTGCGCCAGGTCTTGCTTTCACTTACCGCCGCCACCGCTATCGGGTACGCATAAGGTGCTTTACCAGCATCAATTAAAAAACGCGCTAATGTTGTCCAGGCTTCGTGATTAGTTGGATCTTGAGAAAGAACCTTTAATAACCCATGACCTGCAAAATCTAAATCGCCGTATTCAATTGCTTTATCGCAATCAGCCAACAACTCAGACACGCCCTGTCCCTGTTCTCAAATACGCCCAATCACGATCGTTTAATAACTTTTTAACCGCAGGCAGGTGATCTTTATTGTATATATCAACGCCTAGCTCTTTCTTCCATTTTAAAATAACGGAATTAGGAACGCTCGCCGCGTGCCACCAGTTGTTTTTAATACCACGCTGGGCCACTTCATTTAAACCTTTAGCACCACCATTACCCTGATTCCTAGCAACTTTATTAGCTTCGAGTACCGGCGCCACGTCTTGCACTTCCGCTATAACGGTTTCTTTAGTGTGGTGGTCGTAATCGTGCCAGGTCTGAATGCCAGTATCAGCATCGTAATCAAGTAATCGTTTCATGCGTGAGTCTTAGACTTGTTGCCAAATGTCGCATGCTTGCCCATTTGAGACATGGTTTTTTTGAAGTTTCCAGTATTTTTCATGTCTTGCTTGCCGCTTTTCTTAAAGTTCTTTAATGAACCTTTTTTTTCATCCGCTTTCATAATTCACCTCGTAAAATAGATAATGGGGGCTTTTCAGCCCCCATCAAGGGACGCGCTACAAATGGAGTTGCAACGCTATTGCGTAGTGAAACGCAGGGTTTATGTAGTCGTGTAGATCTTTCCAGACGCCGCTTCGTTCAATGACGAAAGCGTGTACTCAGAAATAATCATAGACCTGTCTGAGTCACCAGTTTTACTTAGTGCTTCAGTTTGGATAGGTCGCAGATAATCAACACTCCAGTAGTCCATATCAAGCGCATAAACATTCACCGCAGACATGAATCGGTTAGCTACAATTTGTAACTGCCCAAAGTCTGAAATGTAAATGTCAGCCGCACCGACGATTGAACCTGGCGCCACTGGGCCATTAGGCTGCACATCTCGAAATTGAGTTCCGATACCTGCAAACGCTGAGGCTAGCTGCTTGTTTGCGCTTCCGCACATAACAACACCAGGATTACCGCCTGAGTTCCAGACAGCCGCTAAACATGCTTTCAACTGTACTTCGCTAAAAGCTGCCGCTGTTCCTGGAGTAGGAGCAGTTGCCGGAGCACCAGAAGTTGTCGCAGGTGTAGTAGTAGTCGCACCTGACTGCGCCTGGTTAGTTGATAGCCATGAGCCGATACCTGCTAGTTGTCTGGCAGTAGTTGCGCCACCTGCTGTACCGATCTGAAGGCCAGTTAAAGCTGTCTCCATATCGCGTTTTAGCTCGCGTCCAGATTTTGAGATCTGATAGCTCATTTCATCAGCTCGACCCGCCGTTGAAACACTTTGCAATGTTCCAGTAACACGAGGCACTTTAGTGCTGATCTGTGTGTAGTTACCTAGACGGTTAGTCGCTACCGCTGTGTTAGTAGTCGCGTCGTCGCCTTCTATTTGTGCGTTAAGCGCAGCCGCCGTTAATGAGTCTGTTTGCCACTCATGAAAAGTTGCTGTCGCACTACCGCGTTTTGCATTGGACAAAAACGGCGTATCCATAGGCGATATGTCGTAAATAATGTCCGATAAGTCCTCTCTCTCGCCTACTGCGAGGAAAGTTGTAAAAGTACCCGCTGGTGTAGCCATTAGGTTAACTCCTCTATTTACTTAGTCGATGTTTGATCAACGCCGCCGCATCTTCGGTTGAGCCTGATTTACGCAAACTCTTTCTTAACGCGCTTTCTGCGGTGACCGCTTGTTGTGCTTTTGAACGTTTGGCGCCTGGCGTTAAAACCTTAGAACCTAACTTAAGCACTTTCTTTTTGGCTACATCCGTTTTTCTCATAGACTTGTCGTACATCATCGCTTTGTGCGCTAACACAATAGTGCGGTGATCGTAGGAGCTGTCTACGTCTTGCTGGCTGTAACCTTGATCGAGTAAATAATTGACTAGCTCGGCCTGCTCGGCTTGGCGTGTTTCGTTATTTTGCCACGATGGTATGGCTGTCGTTAAAGCGCGATGCTCTCGCTCTATAACTTGGCTCAATTCTTTTTGATGCTGCTCACTGATAGTCGCTTTGTTTTGCTCGTATGCTTGAGCAGCTTGTTGGCGCATGGCTTGTAATTTGCCATTGCGCTCTTGGAATTCTTGTCGTTTAGCCGTCCATTCGGTCGGATTGTTGATACGCAAACTGTCCCAATCGACAGACTGAAATTCAGCCTGTAATGTTTGCTGGACCTGGTTTAAAAACATAGCGCCTTCTTGCGCTTGCCTTTCCATTGCCTCGGCCGCTTGTTGTTGTTGCGACTGTAACTCAGCTTTTAACGCTTCGCTTTCTTGCGCTAACCGTTGCGCACGCTCGTTATTCTGGAACGTGTCCTTCCATTCGCCTAAGCTAACCTCTTTCCGCTCGCCATTAGCATCAGTTATTGGAATCGAGACATTGTATAAATCGGCTGTTTCTACGCCTAAATGTTCAGCTAAGTCGCTAATCGAGCTGACTTCTAACGCTTCTTCTTCTACCGCCTCTGCTGTTTCATCACTTGCTTGTGGCAGTTCTTCGGTTTGCTCCGCTTGTTCTGGTTGCTCGGCTTGTTCTGCTGGTTGTTCTGTCTCAACCGCCTCTAGTTGTGGCGCTGTCTCTACCGGCGCTGCCTCAGCTGGTGCTTCTGCTACCGGCTCTGGCGATAAACTAGCGCTAATACGTTCTTCAATACTTGGTTGCCTCTCAGCCATGATGTACTCCTTATCGCCTCTCAGCGTGTTTTTTCAAGTTCCATTTGTGCCATTTTGCCGGTCGTCAATACGCTTTCAATGTGGCTAAACACTGAACGCGATGCGACTAGCATTTGGTATATCTTTTCTCTTTCCTCACTTTGATTCATGCTGGTGGTTTGCCAGGCTTCTAGTAAATTGTTAGTAATCATTTCTTTAGTTTCGATGAACAACGGATTGCTCATTAAAATTTGCGCTTGGTGCGCACGCTCACGCTCTTTGATTAAATTGTTTTTATCCAATTTGCGTTACCTGGCCAGACTCATCACGAATAATAGGTTGGTCGCCAACCTGAATAATTAGCCCTTGTTCATCCCGCACAATGGTTTTAGGCGATGATGAGCTTTGAGAAATAGCGTCAATCCGCTCGGCTATCTCTTGATTCTGCGCTAACAAACTACCAATCAGCTCCCGCATTTCAGATAAATCGACCGGCGATTCCACTTTAGCTTCCGAGGTCACTAGCTTAGTTATGTTGTCTAACTGCGCTTTGTATTGCGCTACCTCACTACTGCGCTCAGACTGCACCGCATCCAACTCTAAGTTCAAACGCGCTAGGGCTTGCTCGGTGTCTTGTTTTTCCATTTGGAGCTCTAAACTTGCGATCTTGGCGTCCGAATCGTTTGAATTCTTAAACTGTGTTAATTGCGCTTTCATCCGTTCAATATCGGCTTTTAACTGCGTTTCTTGCATGGTCAACTCTTGCTGGCGCATCTTTAATTGCTGCTCCATCTGCATTTGTTGCATTTTGACCTGGTTCGCGTCGAGCTTGCTTTGCGCTTCCATCATTAACGCTTGTGCGTGCGTCTTAGCCAACTCGGCCTGCATATCGGGTTGCGGCGGTGCAGGTGGGATAGTTCTAGGATCTGTGAAATAAGCACTTGGCTCTAAGCCAAACGCATCGGTCATATCGGCTAACGATTGATACAGCTGGTAAGGCTGTACGATGGAACCTAACCCACCGGCCTGTACTTGCTCCATCTGTTTCGCCATGATTGAGTCAAGCGCTACCATGCGTCTTTCGCGTGATACCGTACCAACTCCCACCGTAATCGTGGTATTGACCCGCTCACGCCATTGCGCAGGATTAAACGTACCAAACTGGCCCGATACATTGACCACCATTTCTTTATCTTGGTGCGTCATTAATAATCTGTGGATAAGTTTAAAGACTGTTCTAAATCCAACTTCAGCAACGATGCGTGCAATCAGTTCGATTTTCATGCGTGCTGAGTCATACGCTAGGGCCGCAACGCCTGTATTCACATTGGCTAAACTGTTCTTATCTAAGCCAGCCACCTCATTGCCTACGCCTGTACGTTGTTTACGCACTTCATCCAGGTAATTGACCATGTTATAGGCTTCTGGAGGCAGGCTATTGTGTGGCATTGGCGTGATGTAACTGCTTGCACCGCCATCGCCTTTAAACCGCACCACGCCCCCAGGGCGCGAGGTTAGCAAGTCATCAAGGTTTACATGTTGATCATTAACTGCCGTTCGGCTGTTGTTTGCTAGATAGGTGTTATCGAGCATCGAGCGCGTCAATGTTGATTTGATTAACTGCAAGTCCATTGTCAGGTCTGCAATCGACATACCGAAAAACTTGTGCGGCATCAGGATAGGGCTAACGCAAGCAAACGGCACAAAATCAACTGGTTCAATACTTAACAATTGGCTAGATGATGAACTGTAATTGCCGCCAGCCATGCAAACTTTCAATAATTCTGCGATGCCATCGCCGTCCCTATCCACATCAACGTAGCACTCACTGATCCAATACATCCGCATTGACTCGGTTTCTGAGTAGTCGAACGGCATTTGTTCATCGGTATCATTGCGCCTGGCTAGTTCTTCCGGCGTTAGTACGTCGTCGTCAAACGGCAGACTGCGGATGGTGTCAATGTCATAACCCATCTGCACTAATTCAGTAAATGATTTTTGCGTTCTGTGGTAGCAGAAGTTAGTGTCCTCAGCGTAAGGGCTTCTAGCATAACGCGCTATACCAAACTCTTCCGGCGGTACAGGCTCTATACGTATCCGGCCTTTTGAAATTGTTTCTTTAAAAGTGCAATCAAGCACGCCAGGCTCAGTTTCCTCAATCTCTAACAGCTCCCGCTCGACGTTAGGGTCCATCATCAACTGGCCAAACTGTATTTCATCTAAGCCGGTATAACTTTCTTTTGATTCTTCCGGCGTATCATCCCAATATATTTTTAATATGCCGGTCTTAGACAGTAAGGCGTCTTTAAGCATGGTATAGGTGTTGTAGAAGCCGCGATTCTGCTTCCAGAAAACGTGATTGACCACCTCGGTTTCAATCTTAGCCTGCTCAATGTCGTCGCCGTTGACCGGATCAAACTGCACCATGTTATCCACATCAGTGAATATGCGTACTAGAGACGGCAACATCCACTCGACCGTTTCCATTACTTCGCGTGTTACAACACTAGAACGACCTTCGACCTCGTTTCCATAAGGCTCGCCGTAATAGTAATCTAGCGCTTCTGCACGCTCGTTTGATATATCACCACCATCGCGCCCTGCCGCGTTGTCCATCTCTGATCGACATATCGCTGCTATTTGGTCGTCGGTTACTGGTTGTGCTTTAGCCATTAAACTATTCCTTGTTCGCCGTACTCTAACGGCTGCCAACTAATATTCGGTGCTTTAAACATCGCACCATAGCGAAACGAATCAGCGGCGTGAGACGCCCAATCGTGCTTCGGTTTTAATCTGAATGTCCTGTTCTTGTCGTCGTACTCGGCTCGATACTGGCGTAACGCATCTAAACCGCGTTTACACCGCAACTCATCAAACCAGCAATTCTTTAGCATCCGGCGTACTGCCTCAATGCCATCCTCAACCCTATCCGCTGCCATAATGTGCGGCTCTATGCCTAACGCCTGCAATGTTTGGACTCGTGTTTTACCTGTGTCTAACGACCTGGCTTTCACATCATGCGGAAATACATGGTGCGAATACTGATAGCCGCCTTGTCTCTTCTCATCAAGTAATTGCGTGTAATGGCTT